AGAGTATCTTGGAGTTCGGTGGAATAAACATCTCTGACTTCTCGGCACTACTCTCTGCCCCACCGATACAACAGATGCCGGCACAAGTTCAACAAATGTCCCAGCAAATGCCTCAACAACAGATGCTTCCTAGCCCGCAAATGGTATGAACCCAGAAGCACAGCAGGAGCGCATAAAACGATTTGTTACGGACTCTGCTATGTCCGATGCCGTCTACTCAGCATTATCCGCCTTCTTTATCAAACGAAGAAAGATAGATGATGTGCAGATGCTCGCGGCAGAACGCACCGCGTTGTTCTTATTGGAAGATGCGTGGCGGGATTTGCAGAAATACGGAGCAACGGAAGAGAAAAAAGAAAGTGGAGGGAATGTTGGACTATGACTTATCCACAGCACAGAAATAAAGGACTTGACATTAAAAGTATGGTAAAATAATCAACATGAAACACGAAATAAACAAAAAGATGCCGATGAAAATGGATAAGACAATGACAAAATCAATGCCTATGGGAAAAATGATGAAAGGAATGGATAAAAAGATAAAATAGATTAGTAATCTAATTATTATTCGTATGACACAAAAAATATCTACAGGTTTGCTATACGGTGCGGTAGTGGTAGCGATTCTCGCATTTATGTATTTACTAGGTTCGCAAACTCCCAAGACATACGGGAGTACAATAATGGGCAATGACTACAACGCCACGACCACATTCGCGGCGAGCGTACCTGTTATAAATCTCATAAAAACAGGTCAAGGTTCACTCAACGCTGTGGTTATCACAGGGAAAAACACGGGTCTCGCTATGTTCTACAACGCGACAACTAGCAATGTCCTCGCACGAACAGGGAATAAGGCAACTTCAACGATAATGATTGCTGACTTCCCTACCAATGCGCCAGAGGGAACATATACATTTGACGCGCAGTTTACGGACGGATTGTTGTTCGTGGGTTCGGGGAATATAGCAACCAGTACGATACTGTATCGTTAAATTAACAAAATAACTTATTATTTATGAGCACATTACAAGAAGCCCGCCAGCCATCTCTAAAGGACAAGCTCGCGGCACAAGAGAAAGCGTTAGCGCAGGAGGCGATTGCCGTGGATACGGAAATAAAAGCTGTAAAAAAGGCAAAGAGTCGTGCGGGTAAAAATTAACAGGTAATATGGAAAATATGAAAAACAATCTTATAGCAGGTCTCGTAATTGTAGGTGCAGTGCTTTTGAGTTCGTTTCTGTTCAAACCAGAGGTGAATGTAACGGTGAATACCGAGCCGCCATTTGGTAGCGCATCCAGCCCATCAGTGATAGATGGAAATATGGATGTGAATGGAGTGCAAACTGTCTATAGAAGCTCTGGTCTAAACCAAGCATCCACAACCATTTGTTCGCTCAAGAGTCCCGCGGCAACCAGCACACTCGTTTTTGGTTCAGTGAAATTAACGACTGGAACAACGACTGCTATTGCTCTTGAACTTGCAAAAGACACCACATATGCCGCAACTACTACGAGAATCTCGTATGATGTGCTCGCTTCCGGTGTACAAGAAACACTCACGGCATTCGTAGCAAGCACGACAGGTACCTATGGTGCTCTCGGTCAGTACCACACAGCAGATGAACAAGACCTAGTTTTTGCTCCGAATACATATCTCAACGCAAAGTATGGTGGTGCGGCAGGGTCGCTGAATGTGCTTGTCGGTTCGTGTAAGGCCGAGTTCGTAGTTAATTAGTTAAATGCGGTTATCTCTTCCGCCTAAAAAGGAAGCACGTTTCTCACTATCGCAAAGTGAATCGCGTTTATACTTAATCGTTAAATAAAGTAAACCCAAACGTTATGGATACGGAAACAACCGAGACAGATGTCGTTACTGAAACAGGCGGAGAAGGCGAACAAGCGGAGACGCTCACTATCCCCAAAAAGGATTACGAAACGCTCAATCAAACGCTTGGCTCTCTGAAACGGGAACTCAAAGACCTTAAAAAAGCCGGAGAAACCGTAAAAGAAACTCCTCAAACCAAACCAACAGACACAGGTCTATTGCAAAAATCATTTCTTCGTGCGGCCGGAATCTCCGATGCCGAAGAAGTAGAACTAGCTCTTTCAACTGCTAAAAAATGGGGTGTAGAGGTGGATGCTCTTGTTGATGACGATGATTTCAAGGCAAAACTTGAAAAGCATCGCACCGCAAAAGCAAACTCACTCGCAACTTCTAACATCAGAGGTAGCGCAGGCGAGACACAAGCCAAAAACACTCCAGAGTATTGGATAAGCAAGGGCGCACCGCCTTCACGGACGGATGTTCCTGACAGAAAGACACGAGCAACGATTGTGCGAGCGATGATGAAAAACGCTTCCACAGACGGCAAAAAGTTCTACAACGATTAGGTCGGAAATAGAGCGTGTCGGTTGGTTACTTAGCAGAAGTAACAAAGTTCTTTAGTTTTCAATGAAATGAAAACTAAAGCATAACACTTATCACCGACACTGTCAATGTCATAACTTATCAAACAAGTTATGAAGATGTGCTTCAGGACAGGTTAGACCACCCGACGACATTCAAGGAAATGTGCGATGTCACGATGACCAACACTCGCGTCATCTCAACTTCGCGTATGTCCACCACTCCTTCGGTAACTACGGTTACCAGAGGAACTGGACATGACTTGACCCTTTACGAAGAGACAGCCGAGACGCTTACCATTTCAACGGGACGCGACTTGGGCATCTTTATGGATTGGGGCGATATAGCGCAATCCCCTTGGTCAAAGCCAGCTGAGTTGTTTGACCGAATCGGCGCACTTCTCAATGAATACATTGAGGGCGCAGTTTTGGCTCAATACGCAACTTGGACGAGCTTTGATAATGCTTCAATCGGCGGAGGGGCAGGAAACATCACTGTTTCCGCTTCCAACATTGACGACATTATCCGAGGAGTGAAGCGTGAAATCCGCGAGGGCAACGGCCAATCGATGATGAATAGAAACGGCGTTGGCTTCGTATGGCGTGCGGCTGACTTTGAGTATCTCGAGGCATTTACGCAAGCGAACGGTTTTGCGACTGCTGACAAAGCACTCAAAGAAGGAACAGTAGAGGGCTTGCACTATCTTGGTGCAGACCACTACTGGAGCAACGAACACACCACAGGGTTTGTGTTCGCAGGCGTGAAGAAAATCCAACGTTTGGGTATTCTTCGCGGAACATACGGACGCGCTCACACGATTGACTTCCCAGCGAGTTCGGAGAATAACTTCCTTTCGGGGCAAGCTTATTACTCCCGTGTTGATGTGGGACATCTCACACCGACCGCACACGCTGGTATAGTTTTCCAAGTGAAGGTCGCGTAGTTTCTCATCTTTGCTTTTCACATTTAGGTGGAAAGCAAGATATGGGAAATCACATCACGAATAAAGTACGGGACGAAATAGTAGCCATGGTGGTGAAGTCGTCCCGTACTTTGCTCGCGATGAATAACTTTTAATTATGACAATTGCTGACTTAAATGCAGAGATAAGAAGTTTATGCGATGCCGATACGACATCCTACATAGCCGCCGACCTCTTACGGCGCGTGAACTCTGCGCTCGAAACTTGCGTGGCATACATC